TAATTTTCTAATTGGAACACCAGACGTATTTAAATTAAGATATATCAAAGCAAGAACTCAAAAAGACATCAAAGGTTTAAATAAATTCAAAACATGTGCCTTAAATTCAATATCTGTTGATTATACAGGCGAAGTTGGTCGATTTGCTGCCTATGAAGAGGACAGTCAACCTGTAACAACCATAATTACACTCCAATTCACTGAATTGACACCAATATACGATGCTGATTATGCAGAATTCCTTTCAGATGATGATGTAGGTCTCTAAATGTCAAATTACTTTCGCCGATTACCAAATCTTGATTACCCCTCTCTCTTAAATTCACGAGAGAGTAATACAGATTACGTTCAAACAAAAAATCTCTTTCGTAGAGTCAAAATCAGAGAAGATCTCTTTTCTAATTTCATGCAATTTGATCGTTATAAGGTTGAAGGTGATGAAAGACCCGATAACGTGTCTGAAACTGTATATGGAAAAGATACTCTTGATTGGGTAATTCTATTATCAAATAATATCATTGATGTTAAGAATGAATGGCCATTGACTCAACTCCAACTAAATGAATTTTTAAATGAAAAATATACACCACAACAATTAGTCAGTATTCATCATTATGAGACACTTGAACTCAGAGATAACAAAAATCAACTGATATTACCCGCTGGAATAACAGTTGATGAGGACTTTAATATGGAATATTTGTCAGGTGGTCAAATCAGATCAATAAACAGTCTTGTAGATGGAAGACCAATTAAAGCTGTAACTTTCTTTGATCATGAAAATGAACTTAATGATAGAAAAAGAAATATAAACGTCTTAAAACCAGAATTTCTGGGAATATTCATAAAAGACTTTGAAAGAATTATGAAATATGATAAATCCTCACAATACGTTAATCGAAAACTTAAAAAGACCGAAAATCCACGTATAAAATAAAAAATCCCTGGCCATGAATTTTGGCCAGGAATTTTTTTTGCGCTTTTTTGGAAAGCTAAAGCTATTTTTGTGGCTCTACTCTTCAGCGAGTCTTTGGAAATAACTTAATGCATCGTCCTCATCTTCATCATGTGAAGCAGTGGCCACGGCCACAGGTTCGGGGGCCTTCTGACGAGTATCATTTAAGTCCTCTAATTCACCACGAAAGTTATCTTCCTCAACAACAGTTGCAGGCTTAGACTTGTTACCAAGAACATAAGCAAGACGAGTTTTCAAATCATCATAAGATTTAAACTTATCAGATGAGATTAACTCTTGAAGTGAGTACTCTTTCTTCCATATTGCTTCCAATGCTTCGTCATCAGATAGTAATGCACTTGGTGCAGCAAATTCTGAACTATCATAGTTCCAGAACCCAGCGACCTTCTTGATCTTGATCTTAAAGTCAGCACCTTGCCAGAAATCAAAAGGATTGATTGCATTTTCATCCTCAAACTCTGGTTGCATTGCTTCTTGAATCTTATCAAATATTTTTTTACCAAACTTGTATAGGAAAACTTCACCTTCATTTGAAGGATTAGCTGGATCTTTTACAATGTATACGTTTGCGTAATATGATAACTTACGTTTCTGTTTACGAGCTACTTCTTTATCTGAATCAATACCTGAGTTCCATAAACGAGAGTTGTGTTCAGATACTGGATCTTTTGATCCAAGAGTAGTCAAAGAATTCTCCATGTACCAACCGCCAGGGCCTTGAAATGCATGAGAATACATCTTTACCCAAGGAATATCTTCACCTTCTGGTGCTGGTAAAAAACGAATAACAGCATATCCGTTACCTGATTTATCAACTTCTGGTCTCCAGAGACGATCATCTCCACCAGATGTAGTATTCATTTTTTCGACTTCTCTAACCAATTTAGATGTTAGTGAGCCAAGCTTGGATTGTTTTTTTAAGTCTGAAAAAGACATAGGATTTTTTAAGATTTTTTTGTATTAAGGGTGGGAGGTTGGATTCCTGTGTACCAACAAGAGTGGGGCATTTCTACAGTTAGAATTTCCACTCTGCCTGAGACCCGACTGGTAAGTCGATTCTATCTTGCGATAGCAGCACCACCTGTGTCTCATCACCTTAACCAGCTATATGCCAGTAAGTTTATTCAGTCACTCCCTTGTCGGATGATCAGTCCAACAAAAGTATTATAACAAAGAGATTATAAGTTGTCAAGCTCATTCTTCTCGACAAACTCACGGAGACGTTTTATGGTATCATGCATCATTTTAAATAAGTCGCCTGCATCTACCTGTTGTTGAAGACCTAATAAACCCATAGAGGCTTCTATGTCTTCTTTCATCTCCTTCGCATCAGGGTCATCTGAAAGAGAAATACGAGCATACATGTTTCTTTGTTTTTCAAGTAAATATTCTAGATCAGAAATATGTTCATACTGTTCTTCAATACTCATCGTAGGAAACTTCATTGAGCCAGACACAATTTTTTCCTGCAATTCACTTATTTCTACAAGTGCAGCACGCACCTGAGCACTTTTCATAAAGCTCATAACACTTTCTCTTTTAAGATTTTTTTATAACGAGATTCATCTATATTTAGGAACGGCCCATACTTCTTTATCTTCATAGAAACCGCACCCCATATGGGATCTAGGAGTTTTTTATCAAACCTTTTAACAAATCCAAGAAGTCTATCAAGAATCACTAATGTTTCGATTGATACATTTCCTTTCAAGTATTCTTTGAGGATTTTCGGATGTTGTCCACTACTATCGAAGTAACTGTCGAAACTACCCTTCTTAAAGACTCGTTCAACTTCATCTCCGAATACGTAGGAGAGGGATTGATTTCTTTTTTGCCAATTTTGGAAGTTGGTTTCTCCATTCTGAATAATTTCTCCTATCCATACCTTTGATGGATCTTCGGTTGATATAAAATTTGAGATAAAGTATTGAACAATCTGTTCATCATTTTTCTTTCGACTCATTCTTTCAAAGAAGTATCTATCTTTTCTACTTTTGAATGATGTAGCAGAAGCTCTAGATTTACCACCATACTTAAAGTAATCATACTTATCTTTAGTAAAGTGTTGTTTCATTGCGACATATGTTTTGTAGCATTCAAATGGTGTCACTTTCATTTTTTACTTTCGTATCCAAAAAAATTAGAGATACAATATCTACCATATCCCTCATAATAATCTGAATTATCTATACTTACTTCCTTTACTCCATGTTCCACCCAGCCTGGAAATATGATCATTGAATTGTTCTCACACGAATATTCATAATTATGTTTTGGAAAAATTAATTCACCACCAGTAAATTTTTTAGGTTCTTTATAAAAATAAGAAAACGATAAAAATTGAAAAGCCATATCCGTATGAGATTCGTAATATTCTTTATCATGATAATATCTAATCTTTGTTAGATCAGTATTACAATTAGTAGCGATCTCACAACATTCATGAATTTTTGCAAAAGAATTTAAAATATCTGGATCAAAAAGTTTTCTATTAACAGTTAAGATATTTGATAACGATCTATTTTTAGTGGAGTAAACACTGTCTAATGCAATGGCATGTGAATTAGTTTTGTCTACCACACCACCAAAATCTTTCGCTTCAAATAATTTATTTGGTTTAGTGTAAAAGGTTAACTCCTCCCAAATTAAATTTAGTTCTTGTTCATTATAAAAATTTTCAAAAATTAAATGTGGAAAAGGTTCCTTAAATCCAGATCCCCTTATAGTCTCCATTACAATGGTAATTTAGCTAATGATGTTTTCTTTAGAAAATTTAATTCAGTGGCTTCAGCTTTGATCTTTTCTTTCATTGGTTTACTTATCAATTTAGAAACAGAATCAACTTCAATTTTATTTTGTTCACAGTAATGCACAATCGCATCAATGTAATTCAAATCAGCATTATCCTTTACAAGGTTTTCAATATCTTGAGTGAATTTTGTTTGACACAGAAACTTAGCTTTCAATGCCTTATCAAGATCTTTATTCATGGGTGAAAGTAGTAACAAATTTTTTAATGTATCTAACTAATAGCTTAATATACTCGTCTTTTTCTCTTTTGTCAAATACATGTACTTCTCCTGACGGAGTAGTCATGATAGTAATTAACTTCTTAACAGGAATTCCTGTCATCTCATAATACATACATGCGTATGCAGTCTCTTGAACAAAGTAGTTCTCTAACCAAGCTTCTGGTTTAATATATTCTGAAGTTTTAAAATCAATGACTGCAAGCTCTGAATCATACTCTGCAATACAATCAACACGACCTGCAATACCGAAAAACTCAGAATACAAGGTGCGCTCAATAGCATGAATATTATTGATTTTATCGAGGAATGGCTTTGCGTGGTAGAACATATATTTCGTAGCGGGTAGATGTTCCTCCCATACAAGCGGTTTATCCTCAAGATAGTCCTGTGCGATTTCATGGAAATCAGTACCTCTTGTTGTAGCTTTTTTTGTTATCTTATTGGCTTTCTCCTCTCCAATTTTTTGTCTCCATTTTATAAATTTTTCTCGATTATAAAATGAAGTTATTGAGGTGATTGATGGAACCCATTCACCATTGGGTAATTTATATAAACGACATCCAGTAGATTCTTTTCGATCTAATTCAATTTCACCTAAGTGATTATAAAAAGTTCTATTCATTAGAGTCCCAAAGCTAATTTAGTAATAATGTAATCTCTAACTAATCCAGAACGAACAATGTCATCAACTCCAAACTCGATCATAGAGAACTGATCCTTCATTTGTTCAATGATTCTCATGAAGTCTAAAATGCCATTTTTCTCATTAGTTTTAATTAAATCAGTCTGGGCTGCATCACCACAGAATATAATTTTAGAGTTATCTCCTACTCTTGTCATGATACTATCTAATTCATGAAAATTCAAGTTTTGACATTCATCAATCAATAGAATCGCATCATCAAAAGTTGTACCACGAAGAAATGAAGTGCTCCAAAATGATATTGTTTCTTGTGCTTTTAGATTACTATACAACATATCAAAATCTGCATCAGTGGGCATCTCAAACATATACTTTACCATGTTCTTATATGGTATCTGATATAGTGCCGATTTGTCCTCATGATCCCCTGGCAAGAACCCAATCTCTCTTGTTGATACTAGAGACCTAAAGATGTATATTTTTTTGAAAGGTGTCATTTCATCCAACACATCTTTCAGTGCCAGATAGAGACTAATAAAAGTTTTACCAGTTCCAGCACAACCGTAAGCAAAGATGTTTTTACTATCCTTATAACTTTCAAATAATTTTTCTTGGTTTTCTGTTAATGGTTCAATGTCAACCAAAAAATCATTATTAATTGGTTTCTTTCTTTTCATTTGTTTAGAAGTATATCCCACACCAATTGGTTCAATCGTCTTCTTTTTTCTTGGCATTTTAGTAGTTGTTAAATTTGCGAACGGTAGAGCCTGGCTGTTTAGAAGCTCGATCTAAAACTTCATTCCATCCACCGTCTAATTTGTTTCTCCAATCTCCGACTTCTTGAGCACCAGCACAACCAGCGCTCCAATCTTTATCCCAATCTGGATTATCCTTTCTCCAACCATCATAGTCCTTCATAGACATAGATAATTCTTTTTTCTCACCAGTTTTCTGATTAATAACAGGGTATGTTGGCATAAGTGTTTTAAGTTTTGTAAAGTTATTTAGACCCATTCAAGGGCTTCAGATACGGTAGGGAACTGTTCGGTAAACACCTTACGACATTCTTCTGCAATATCCATGTGTTCCTTTTGTGTTCCGTGCGCTGATCTTAAATTAATGTAATGTATCCAAGAACGACAAGAACCTGTCATGTATATCCTAGTTGGTGTACACATTGGCAGAACCATACGAGCACACTCTTTAGCAACTCCATACTCAATCATTTGATTATACAATGACTGAGCAGAACTAAACAGAGTTATCATTTGAGCTTCTAACTTCTGTTTTGTAAATGGATCAAGATCATCAATACTATTCTGACGATTCTTAAGATCTTGTCTACGTAGGTCTGGTAATTGTATCTTTCCTAGTTCATTACTCTTTGCATATCTTTGAGAAAACTCTTGAAATGTAAAACTACGATGTCTTAATATCTGTGCTGCAATTGCACGAGTAGTTTCAATCTCTAAAGTCATAAATGCCTGTTCAAAGACTGACCAGTGATTATGTTTGATACAGTATTTAAGTAATCCAGAATAATTTTCATTGTCTTGATTACTTGGGTTAGAAACTCTGGCGATATACGCCATATTTTCTTCAGGCTTCGGAGTCGCTTGCACTAAAGTGACTTTCATTCTTTTTTAAACGTTTTTTAATAATTTTGGCATACATCACTTCTGCTTTAGAATACAGATCAGGATGTTTCTTAGCTATACGCAATATTTTTTTAATGGCTTTCTTATCTTTCAATGTCATCAAACTTAAACATACAAAAGTATTTATTAAGTATAATTTCCTATTTGTAATAAGACTCAAAGAAATTTACTAAACCATCGGTAGTAAGATTGCCTCTTATGAGCCATTCATCAGCACATTCATACAACGTATGGTTGGTAGAATATGCAGAAAAATTTTTAAGAAGAATAGATAAAACTTGTCCTCTTAATTCCAGATTAGTCTGGGTATCCATCGTCGTCTCCTTCAAATACTTCATCATAATCATTTATGGGATCTGGTGGTGGCATGTAAGAGGTTGTATCGGCATAGACCTCAACTTCTAATTCTTCAACTACCTCTTTCAAAGCAGCTAATAAGACTTTTAGTTTTGCTTTGTTCATGATATTTGTCAATCAAATATATTATAACATAAAAAAAGGAGGGTTTCAACCCTCCCTCTTTATTGTTAACTGCAAGGTGATGCCTTACTTCTAACTTTAAGACCTCGATACATTAGTTCGTGTCTTTCACGCTTTGCTGCTTCATCAACAACTTTTGCGTTGTACTCTTCAGTGTC